GTTCTGTTTAGATGATGTTGAGGCCTCAGCAGTTACCTTGTCAGCTTCTGCAAGTAACACATTTAATCTATTACTATCTTTTACTTCTCTATATGTGTCATTTACTGCCTTAATAATAGTAACTGGCACCTCAGATTGTTTTAATATTTGTTTACGACAATAAGATGCAAAATGTTTGAAATCTTTAGTCATAACTTTCATAAGGTCTTTACGAATAATATCTAAACCTTTATCATACATCTCATCATATTTTTTCTGGTTATCTCTTTCAACCTTTTCTAACTTTTCAAGTGTAGAATTTCTTTCTGCATCATCATAGTTTCTACTTGTGATACCTACTTTATTATAAACTTCTTTTAATAGTTTCTCTCTAAGTTTTTTAGATGCATTACCATTATCAAAGTATTCATAAATGGGTTTAACATATGTATTAAGTAAGGGCTCTTTTGTCGACTCACCACCTGCTTTTAAGGATACACCTAATATTGAACCATCATTAAAAAAGATTACAATATCAGCAGGTGAATTAGCAGGAACGCCAGCTGGTTTTGCTCGATATGTCCAATATACATCTTTGATTTTCTTTTTACTATTTGTATCTTTTAAATATTTTCTGATTGCAATTGCATTGGTCATCTTTGCACTATACAAAGAAGACTCTGGCATCTGTTCAATAAAATCTTTACCAGCTTTTGCATCACTAGAAGTTACATAACATTTTTGTTTTGCATTATCTAGTTGTAAAATCTTTTCATAAAGAACATCAACTTTAGTATCATTAATGTTATTTAAAAATGCCAGACAAGGTACAAGTTCTGTTATTGTGGAGTTTAGAGTGGTTTCTGTCATACCACCAGACATTGGTTTGTAAACTATTCTTACTGTGTTTCCACCAATTTCTGTTTCAGTAATATCTTCACTTGATAAAGATGTTTTCTTTACAGTAACAGGTAGCTTTTTAGATTTGAAATGATTGTTAATATGTTTTCTTGCTGTTGCACGGTCAGCCGCTCTTGCATAAAAAACATCTGTTGTCTTAGTTGACTTCTTTGATTCGAAGCTAAGTATAGTACCAGCCTTTTTGGCTGCCTGTTCTACGATTAAAAATTGTGCTCTTGTAAGTATCATATCTCCACCTTACCATATTTAGGTGAAGTTGGCAATTACTAATTTACATAGTTCCAAAGAAATTTAGGAATGCCATCATTCTCTTGCCACACCCTATGCTTAGATTGAAACTCAGCCAATCTTTGTGCATCTTCTTCAAAGAAAAACTTTGCTATAATATTTTCTGTAGGGTGTTCTCTTACACACCACATAATCTTATTACCTTTTTTTTCAACTTCAGTAGTGTAATTCAATTGAGATATCCCTTTCGCTGGCCTTCTATCGCCTTTATGAAATCTAACTTTTTGTTTTTTCTTTTTTACCATACCCAACTGATATATGAATATCTAGTACCTTTTGTTACTGGTTCTACTTTGTGAGGATACATAAAGTTACTAGGAAATACTAGTATATCTCCTTTTGAGAAGTCTACCTTATCGTCTATTAGGTAAAATTCACCACCTTCATAATCATCATTTAATACTCCTAATACACTTAGTATTGGAATTCCTTTTCTTTCGCCATCAAACATTGAATGAATATGGTCTGCGTGTAAGGCCATCTTTTTGTTTTCTGCATACTTATTAAATCTTACATGAGAATAACCTTGATATTCCGTAAACCACGGCATTTTTAATTCTTGTACATATTTGTAAGCAATATCATCTACAAATTTATTAAGTGTTGATTTAGTTGAAACTCTACCCCAACTCATTGATAATTCTTGTGAGCCACTTCTTGGTTTGTTTTCACCAGTTTTAGCGTTATAAAAATTGTGTTCCTGAAATTGTAATGTATCCATTTCAGATACAGTTTGGTCACAAATTTTATGTGGCACAACACCTCTATAAAGTTTTGCATAATACATTAAGTCTTCGGTCATATTTTAAAATCACTAAACTTATTGTAAGCGTCCTCTTTTGCATCTACTTGGTTTGCATCAACAATGTTTTGACTTGATTGTTGTACATCATACAGTTTCATTTTAGCTCTATCAACACCTACAATAAAGGCACGATTAACGCTAGGGTCATTATATCTATTCTTTAACTGTTTAACTTTCATTTGACCTAATGCTTCAAGTTCTTCATTTGAAATTAAAGCAAACATAAAGTCAGCAGTTGCTGGTAGACCAAAACTTTCTGAGGTATCTTCTAAACCAATATCTGTACTTACGAAACCAGTTCTTGTAGTCTGTGTTGCACTAAAGATAGGTACATTATGTTCTACAGCAAGACCACGCAATTCTTCAGCAATGGCCTTGATATAGAAATAGGAGCTAATATTACCACCTTTAAATCTGCTACTAGCACAAATATTAAGATAGTCTATGAAGATAACATCTGGTTTAAAACTTTTCTTTAATGCAAGTTCATTTATCAAAGCCTTAAAATGGCCAGCGTGAGCAGATGCTGTTGGATATTCTTTGATAATTAATTGACCTTGTGTCTTTTCTCTTAACTTGGATATTTTGCCATTGTATAATTGTTGAGGCATATCGTGTAAATCTTCCATAGAAACATCAAGTAAGTTTGCATCTATTCTTTCAGCAATTCTTTCTTCAGCCATTTCTAAAGTGATATACAATACATTTAAACCTTGCAACAAATAACTTGCCGCCACATGACACATGAATAGGGATTTACCAACGCCTGTGCCTGCCAAGGCAATGTTCAAAGTTTTACTTGGAACACCACCCTTGGTTATTCTATTCATGTAATCAAGGTCAAACTGGTATCTTTTTTCTTTAGTATGATACCATTTAAATCGGTCTTCAGCGTCTTCAATATAATCGTGGCCAACTGACTTGTCAAATGACACAGCCAATGCTTCGGATAAGATATGAGGTATCGCCTCAGGTGTTCTAGTCTTATCTTTCTTATCTAAGATTTTAATACCACTTAATACTGCATTGTGAACAGCACGCTCTTTACAAAACTTTTCAGTTGTATCTAACAACCATTGTATATCAGTATCTACCTTTTCAATACTGCCGATATACTCTTTAATTTTTTGGCTCTCTTCTTCATTAATATCTTTTCTTTGGCCAAGTTCAATGATGATTGATTCTTTTGTAGGTAGATTATTGTAATTATCAACAAACTTAAATACTTCATTAAATACTAATTGTTCAACTCTATTGTTAAAATATTCTTCTTTAACAAAAGGTAAAACTCTTCTAGTATATTCTTCATTGTGGAAGAAGTTACTTAATATAGTTAATTCAATTCTAGTTTGTGATGGCAGTACCATTACTTAATTTTTCCTCTAATAGTTCTAATAATATATCACCAATATACTCTATAAACTCAGAATTGTCAAGCAAATCCAAGTCATTGGGATTTTTATCTATGGTGTAATCAAATTTCATTGGCAACTTACCGTCTGGTAACATTTCAGACTCAGGTGCAAACGCAACTCTACCATAATGATAGATTACATCTTTATATTTACCTTCTACAATTTTAACGCAAGAGTGCTCTTCGCCTTCTTTTTGGGCAAAGACATATCTTCTATTCGTCTTCTTGTCCGTAGGAGAATTTTCTTTTTGTGTAGTCATCAATCTTATCTAATACTTCCTTTGTAAAATACTTTTCGGGGTCATCATTGATAGACTTACCAAACACTTTTGTACCATCAGGCATTTCGTATCTTGTAGATACTTTCTTAAAGACACCAGCTTCTTCACCTAGTTCTAAAAGACCATAATGTCTATCAAGTCCGTGTTTATATGTTAGTCTTACATCAATTTGTGCATTTTCTTTTGTCAATCTACTCTTATAGTTTTTACAATGTATAATATTACCTACTACCTCAGTACCGTCTTTTTCTTTTCTTTTACTAAGATAGATGATTGATGAAGCAGCGTATTTCAAACCTGAACCGCCACCCATTTCTTTTTGTGGGAACATTGAACCAATAACATCATAGGTGTGATTAGTCATAATCATAGGAACACCTGCTTGTCCTAGTTTCAATGTTAAAACTCTAAATGCTGATTTCACAATCTGACTTCTTGTCATATCTCTTGTTTCTTTACCAGCGGCTGTATCTTCCATTTCTTTTGTGGTTGATAACATACCTAAACTGTCAAGTACAAACATCATAGGTTTTCTACTTGCCTCTGGTTGTTCAATGTACTTGTCTAAGATTTTAATTGATTGTGTTCTAAATTCTTGTACTGTTGCAACTGGCATTACTACCATTCTACTTGAGTCAACACCTCTTGCCTCAACCATTTCTTTTGAAACGGCACTTTCTGATTCAAAGTAAATTACACCAGCTTCTTTATTTGTATCTAAAAAATTCTTTACAATACCTAATGCAAAGAAAGTTTTACCTGTAGCGGCCTCACCTGCAATAGCAGTAATTCTACTATCTGGTAGACCACCATAAATTGAACCTGATAGTAATGCATTAAATGAATATGAACCTGTGTCTATAAAATTATCTACATCACCGCCGGTACCATCACTTGCTAGTGTGGCATATTCATTACCAGCATCTTTAATTATTTGTTTTAGAAAATCGCTCATACTCTTCATACTCCTTAGTTGTATAACTTACAGTATACCATTTTATACCCATACTATAACATATTTCTTTTATATTGTCAAGCTCCTGAGGCTTAAAACAATGTGTTAAATAATTTTTAGGACCCTTGTATATCGTAATCATCATCTAACAATTTCTTTATATCCAGTGTTGGTGGCCAATTCTCAGACCACAATCTGTATTCAGGATTCTCTGGTATATATCCTTTAGGTGGGTCATCATAGACACCTGGTTCTATCTTTGACCACAATATAGATTGCACTTCATCTATTGGCAATCTACCAAATTCTGTGTAAGTATTACTAGCGATTTTTTCAGC